CAAGTAAGGAGGAGTAAAAGTGGAAAACAAAATAATCATATTAAGCGAAGAAGAACAAAACCCTTTTGCCAATGAACGTTTTAGTCGTAACGGTGGTGGATATTTACAACCACATTACAAGTTCGAATATAGAGGCATTATTGGAGAAGTGTTCGACAACAATTGTGGAGAATACGGAACCGACTACACCGTGATTTATGATGAGCAAGAGGCTACTTTGTGCACAAAAGACGGAAGAGAGGAAGACTATTCTACATTTACAGACGAGGAGTTTGTCGATGCATTTAACAAAGAATTCCCTTGTTATTACATAGGTTTAAAAGGAGAGTCAAATGATTGCTAAAACATTTATCGTCGGCGTGGTATTAGTTGGCATCACGCTGATCCTGACAGAGTTACACCGTTATCAAGTGTACAAGGCAGAGATTGAACAGGAGATGTCGAATGATAGAAGAGAGGTAAAACATGGGTAAGTATAGAAGTGCAGCTTTTAAAGGTTCTCTTGATAAAGAGGTTGCACAGGAAACAGCAGATTTTATAGGAGCAGTAACTGAGCAAGAAGCAATAGTGATTGTGTCTTGTCCGAACGGAAGATTCCACACACATATTTTGGCTGCGAATGAGCCTGTAAGTGCCGAAGACAAAGCGGAGATTAATAAGTGGGTAAAAAAAGAGGGCGGAACTGTATATAGGTCAAGAGGTCAAGAAAGTGGAAGATAAGAAAAAGATATGTGAAATGCTCTTGCCTGTATTACAAGAAACTAGAGGGTTCAAAGATTTAATATCGTTGAAATATGAGCAAGAAGGTTCTAATGAAATTGTTGTAGCAACATACTATAACGGCTATCAGAAGGTAGCAAATGTGACCGCTGATTCAGAAGCGGCAATGATTATAGATGTTATAAAACAGTGCATGTAGAGAGGAGTACAACATGGAAGGATTATGCAAAAACTGCGGACAGATGCATTTAGTATCTGCAGAGACTCAGGAAGAGGCGGACAGAATCGCTAGTGAATTATGCGATTGTGAGAATGAAGCAAAATGGCATCGCATGATGGAAGAGAATGTTGAGATGCTATGCGGAGAGCAGTCAAGAAATCTGAATTTCCTGCCGCTGGATGATACAAGCCTAAGGTATGTGAAAACAGCATGTGAGCTGATCCATGCAGGATTTATCAGTAATGCAAAATTCAGTGCTGCACATAGTGAAATCAAAATTAATGGTGTTGCTGGCAAGGTAGATATCAAGCGCACAAAGAAGCAGACAAACCAGATGACAATCTAGGAGGGCAATGTGGATATTGATAGAAGAAAGCACTATTTCAGGGATATCCTCTCTGAAGAACAGCTCACAAGGACGGAACTTCCAGAGATTGAAGATGCAATAGTAGAAGAACTAGCACTCCCTATAGTTAGCTGCAAAGAGCCAGCGACTCAAGATGCTGATACATGGGGAAGGGTAAAGTTCGAGTAGGAGGAAAAATGTTAAAAGCTTCATGGCTGCTAATTATGGCAATGCTGCTAGTGGGATTAGCGGGGTTATACGAATACATCGAAGGCAGGTACAAGAATGCAAATATGTTATTTCTGATATTCAACATCGGAATGATTGTAGCATTCGCAATTCCGGTCGTGTGGCTGATGTTATGAGCAAGCTAGATAATTACTATCAAAACTGCGCCTATCCAAAGCCGCAGTCAGTAAAGAAGAAGAAAAAGAAAATGAATGGTTGGAAAAACAAACCGAACAGGGTTTGCAAATACTGCGGAAGACCTTATGCAGAAAGGCATGAAGTGTTCGGAGGTTCTAATAGACAAATCAGCATCGATAATGAATTTCAGGTAGATGTGTGCCGTAAACATCATGAGGAGCTACATGCAAACTGCACCGTGTGGGCGCAAACCGAAAATCAAAAGCTCAGACAACATTTTCAACTTCAATATGAAATTAAGTTGATAGAGCAAGGCTATACAGCAGAACGGGCAAGAAGAGAATGGATGCGGCTAATTGGCCGCAATTACTTGTAGGAGGTATCAAAATGAACTGGACAGTAGTAACAGTAACGGCAATCGTTTGTCTAACACTGGCATTTATAGTAGCGGTAGGCGATAAGAGAAAATAATGTTTCGCGTTAAATCAGAGTGTGATGTATGTGGCTTTGAACACCCCACACTCGGAGACAACCGAGCGTTTAGGTGGTGTCGTAGAATACGCGGAACAGTGTGTGATCAATGCTGCAAGAAATGCGAGTGTAATGACGACTGGCATTGCAAATTTGATCCTATCGGCAAAGCTCGTATGTACGAACTAACCTACGCTAACAATGATGACGAGCGAAGAATATCAAAATTTGAAGACCGTCTAAGACAAACGAAAAACGAATCATCAAGAGAATTAATGAACAATATTATTGAGCAGATTAAAGAGAGAATAGCTGAACGAGATAAAGAATACGAGAGTATTCACAGCGGGGAAGTTGTTCTGACAAAGGAGTAAATCATGGAAAAAATCAACAAAGCAAGGGCGACGATAACAGAAGAGTCGCTAAAAATAAAAGGTGCGTTAGCTACATTTATTGAAGAGACAATAAACGAGAGATGCACCACGGAAGAAGTAGCAAACAAGATCCTTGATGGCAAGAAGTCCATCAAGGATTTAATAAACAATATAAGAAACAAAGCAAAAGAAAAAGCTGTTAATAACATGGCTGCAATCTCAGATGAAGAAGTGAGAGGAATGGTACTGAAGTATTACGAGATTGACGATACAAAGTCACAGAGTGCAGATGTAGTAGATATCCTGGATCTCATTTAAGGAGGAAGTCGTGGAATACATATATCGCAATATAGAGAATATTCCTGTTGATATCGAGTATCCAGATGATTTTGAAAACATAGTTACAGAAAGCCTGGATAAGCCAATCATATACAACAGGTTTAAGAGGGTGGCCCATTGTCCTAAATTCGGAGAAACATTTGATTACATAGAGACGATAAGAAAGGGAGACTGGTTACCGTACAGAGGGCAAAATAGAACATTCATGCCACACACATGCCATCCGTTGGGCAGTGGAAAAACATACTTATGGATGTTCTATAGGAATGAAACAATCTACTTCGTAGTTGCATATGCTTCCTGGATATATAACGGAGAAGAAGTTGCCGATATGAGGGATGTCACACAGATATATATAGAGCGGATTGTGTGTATATCTAGAGAAGAACAATTCATGTATGCATATCAAGGAGCATATCAAGGCGGATGGTCGAGATGTCAAGATGGTTCAATCTACCTGATGGATAAAGGTTGTGTGCATAACCTTGTAACTATAGAGCAGTTGCAAAATACATTCCTTAAATATATGGATATTGATTTCAAATATGCAGATTACATGATAAAAGAAGCTGCACTTTGCGCAAAGTATCCACAGATTGAGTTCATAAAAAAAGCGGGTTTGGATGAAATTGTAGAGCGTAAAGTTCTAAAACTACCATCCTACATTGGTCCAAACTGGAGAGCAAAGTCAATCCCTAAATTCCTGGGAATAAGTCACCAGGATATAGAGAAGCTTAAAAGCTGGGGAATGTTCGATGTGAACAATATAGCAACTTACAAAATACTGGCCAGTCAAGGCAAAGTGAAAAAGTGCCATATTGGACTTGTAAAAAGAGAATTCCATTTATCGGAGTTGTACGAAAACAGGAAAACAGAAAACTTTGTAAGGCTAGCAACGTATTTTGGAAAGCAAAAGAAACGAATGAAAGAAGATAGTAACTATATCAATCACAGCATTAAGTGGATGTACAAGGATTACATTAAGCAGCTAGAGGAATTGGGATATCCGTTAAATGATTACTATAGGTATCCAAAGAATCTTAAAGAAGCACATGATTGCATATCAGAAGAATATCTAGCTATGAAGGACAAGATAAGGAAGGAAGCGGATAAAAAACGACAATCAAAGTTTGAAAAAAAGTTTCTACCAAGATTGGAAAAAATGTGCTGGAGAGATAGCAAGTATCTGATAAGGCCTCTAAGGAACAGAACAGAGTTCAACAAAGAAGGTCGCAACAATCATAACTGCGTAGCTTCTTATTATGAAAGAGCAACAGATGGAGGAACATCGATATTTGTATTAAGAAAAGTAGGAGCTGAAGAGGAATCCTTTGTAACTGTCGAAATTGACCTACAAAAAGGAAAGTTAAAGCAGTGTTATGGAAAAGGCAACATCCTCCCTAAAAAGGAAGTTAAAGAATGGGTGGAAAAGTGGCTAGTAAGGATGATGAAGAAATTAAAGAGAGCTGATAAAGCCACAATGAAAGGAGCAGCATAATGAACGAGATTACAAATGTTGAGTATGAAGTTAATAAAGAGTTAGTAGATAAAACAACAGAAGAACTACAAATAGAAGTCAATGGACTGTATCACCAGATGGAGATGATAGGCAACATTGCAATGATGATTGCTGCTAATGCCGGGCAGAGACTATTAGTTATTAAGGATAGATTAAATCATGGTGAGTTTGAATCATGGTGTGAATCACACCTGGATTTTTCCAAGAGAAAAGCCGAGATGATGATGTCTTTGGCCAAGCGGTGTGAAGAAGAAAATAGCCTTTTTTCAAAAACGCAAACGTTTGCGGATTTGAGCATTTCCAAGGTGTTCGCACTTTTAGCAGCACCTGAAGAAGTAGCTGTAGAGGTAGTAGAAAATAATGACATTTCCGAAATGACAGTCAGAGAACTGAAGGAAGAAATTTCGGTTCTAAAATCTCAGAATACAGAGATATGCGAACTAAAGAACAGAATTAAAGAGTTGGAAAAAGAAAAGCCAGAACCAGGAGCAAGTTCTGATGAACTCGAGAAAAGGGATAAAGAAATCGAGGATCTAAAAGAAAAGCTGAAGAAGGAAAAGGAAAAGTTAAAGAAGAGTAAGAGTGATACTGATGAAGAGGTTAAGAAAGCTCTTGAAGAGGCAAGAGTTGAGCTAGATAGAGAAATTGAAAAGGCTGTCGCTACAGCAAAGGTTCAAGCTAAGGCGGAAAATCTAAAGACTGAAGAGGAGCTATCAAAGGCTAGAGCAGAAGTTGAAAAGCTAAGTGCAGCAGTAGCCAGTGGAGAGGTTCTAACAGCATTCAGGATTAATGTTAACAATCTGCAGACTACATTCAATGAGTGTATGAATCAGCTTGGCCAAATGGATAAAGAAGCTGCTGAAAAGTTCAAAGGAGCATTGGAGAAGATTCTTACAACTGAACTCGAAACATTGAACAAATAATGAGGTCAACATGGAAGACAAGATAATAATGGACTTCCTAGCAAGTGAATTCGTATCAGAAAAGAAAAGGCTACCAGAGGGAGTAGAGATAGATGCATTAGCAATAGGATTCCAAGCAGGAACAAAGCTGATGAATCAACTTATAGAAGAGGTGATACCAGAAGATGAAGAAGATTAAATGGGTAAAGAAGATTGAAAGAATCTCGGATGCAGGAGATGTAAAAGAATCAATTTACAAACCTGAAAATTGTAAAGGCGACATATCGATAGAAACAGTAAAGCAGGCTATCAGATTACAGAGCGGTAGCAGATGGGAAACTAAATCGATAAAGATACACAAGGATGGAGCAATTCTTAATACAAACTATGACACGTTTGAGAAGGCAGCAGCTGCTGCGGAAAGGATGATGAACTAACCATGAAGATGACAACAAAAGAATATCTCGAAACTGCAAACAAAGAGATGGGTCGTAAGGTTTGGGAACATTACGGCGAAGAAGCACAAACAAAGAAGCTTGTGGAAGAACTGGCAGAACTAATTACAGCGATAGCCAGAGAGGATGTAAGAGCTGTTCGTGAGGAAATGGCAGATGTAGAAGTCATGATAATGCAGTTCAAGCAAGGACTTAATATCGATACACTGCCAATCATGAATTATAAGCTAAACAGAACGATGGCAAGAATAGAAAACGAAAAGAGTAAGTAACTATAGAAAATGAATATATGAATAAGGAGACACAATGGCACATTTAATAATCAGCAAAACTGTAACTGTAATATTAGCTATTGCTGCATGGGAGTTAGGAAAGAGGGTGAAAATATGAAAGCATACGAAAAAAATCCAGAGTGGAACGAACTCGTTTTTAGAAATTTAACACCAGAAGAAAAGGAAGACTACGCCACATATGACTGGTTTTATATGGTCGAGAATCTGCCTGAGTATGGAAAAGAGGTGCTAGTAACTGATGGTGAAAACGTGTGGATAGATAGTTTTGATGTTGATGGATGCATATATCTATCCGGCACAGATAGCGAGATTGACGGAGTTACCGCATGGATGCCGCTGCCAAATCCGTATAAAGGGGAATAAAAATGAGAGAGATAAAATTCAGAGCGTGGGATAAAGAGCTTGAAGAGTGGACGAATTACTCAATTAACAATATTGACGGTAACCTTGTAGATTTTTGCAACAAAGAGGCAGGATGCTGGGAAACAGACAAAGAGGGTAAGCGATTCGTTTTGAGCCAATATACAGGACTAAAGGACAATAATGATAGGGAAATATATGAGGGTGACATCGTAAGGGAAATTGGAGATGATTATACGCCAGTATATACAAAAGGTATATACATGGCACTTAATATAGAACAGCTCAAATATCCAGAAGAACATAGACAGTTCTCAACACAATTTAACGTCGTTTGGAAAAATGGCTGCGAAATACTTGGCAATATCTATGAGAATCCAGAACTTCTGGATGAGGTGCGCTAGATGTATCTACTAATAGGCATGATATACGGAAGACACAGCACTATATATAGAAGAATGATAGATGAGAAGGAAAGAAAGAAAAGAGGTTAAACATATTGATAACACCAATAATAACACTGCTAATTATAGCAGTAGGTGCCGCAACACATGACTATTTTCAACGAAACGAAGAAGAAAAGAAAGCGAAAATTGTGTTTGCCGCAATAGTAGTTGGAGTAGCTTATATAGGTGTGCTCCCAGTATTTATTGAAATGTTTGGGCACATAAAAGAGCAAATATTAACCATGACAGCGCTTTTATCAACAGCATCTTTGATATTTATTGTGGACCTCTAAAGGAGAAAAGAAATGAATTCAATAATACTGATTGGCAGATTAACAAGAGATCCAGAACTTGTGTATACACCAGGCAATCAAACTGCAGTAACACATTTTAGCATTGCAGTTGATAGACCAGGAACACAAGGAAGGGAAAAGCAAGCTGACTTCATCCGAATAACAACATTCGGAAAGCAAGCAGAAAACTGTGATAGATACCTACATAAAGGGAAGCAGGTAGCTGTGAATGGAAGAATCCAAACGGGCAGCTACAAGAACAAAGAAGGACAGACGATATACACAACAGATGTAATAGCAAACAATGTAGAGTTCCTGGGCAGCAACCAACAAGGAACTCCAAGGCAGCCAGATGAAGCATATAGCGATAGTGCACCTAACTATCAAGATGAGATGCCCGATGCATTCGAGGCAACTGAAGAGGACATACCATTTTAAGGAGGTAAAAGAAAATGACGATTGAAGAGGCTATAAAGCATGCAGAAGAAGTTACAGCAACAAGCTGCGATGGATGCAGAGAAGAGCATGAGCAACTAGCTGCATGGCTTAAGGAATTAAAAGAAATTAAGGAAAGTTCAGTCATACTTCCCAACAATGGCAATCCATGGGGAATAGCACAGTTGATTATAAATGCAAAGTGCAAAGTTCGAAATACTTGTTATATTGCATCGTATAGGACAATGACAATAAATACATTTAATAAAAGTGAGATTAAAGCTTTAGGAAAACACCTGTTAAATTATGCAGAGACAGAAGAAGAACTAGAGCAAGCAGAAAAGCTATAAATAAAGAGGATAAAAGATGAATCGAGAAGAAGTTTTTGAAAATATAAAAGCTCTTGCAAGTGAAGAAAGGGCTGAACGAAGAAAAGAAAACAAAGAGATTTTAAGAGAGCTTAAAGAAATTAAAGAGCTTTTAAAAGAAAAAAACAACAGTAATAACAGAGTGATAACAAGATGGAAGGTGAGAGTCGCATTTCTTGATATGGATAATCGAATTTATCTCCAAGAAGAAAAAAGCGTAATCGCAAAAACAAAGAGCGAGGCTATTGAAAAAGCGAAGGAAAGATGCGAAGAGCGGAGCTGGAGGACAGAAGCAACGATTATCACAGCAGAAGACATAATCATTAACGAAAGCGAGAAACTAAATGGCAATAATTAAGAAAACAGTATCCATAGAAAAGACTTATATTGAGCTAGTGAACGGAAAGAAATTAGCGATGCTCGGTCCGCATATTTTGCAAATCGAAACAGATAAACAGTACAGCAACGACTCATACGGAGTATATATCTGTGAACTCACTGAAGAGGGGCACAAACTAAACAACTAACGATATGAAACTGTAGCAACTAACTTAATAAGGATAAAGAGCACAAAATAGTAGGTAACTTAACTACACAAGCTACAGATCATATAAAACTGCAGATGGTCGCAAGGCCATCTGCATAACCATAGGAAATAAAAACTACATATATATAGAAGAAAACAGTCCGGTGAAAGTCCGGAGTAAAGGTTCATTAGAGTATTAATAATAGGACCATAATAGGATGGGAAGATAAATGTCGAAAGTAATTAGAGAGATATGTGCAGCTGGTGCTGTAATAGATGTTGCTATCAGGATGACATTGAGAGCATCTAAAGGTTGTAGAAAAGAAAAAAAGAATAAGACCAATGAAGCTGTGCAGAAATATAATGATCGTTTATCAGTTAAGACATTAGCTAGATTATTAAACATGAACTTCTTTCCTGGTGACTTCCACACCACTTTGACATATGCAGAGATAATGAGTGTTGAAGAGGCTAAACACCAACTGTCTTTATTTATTGACAGGATGAGAAGAGAATATGCAAAGCAAGGTAAGGAATTTTATTATGTTGCTGTTACAGAATATAAAAACAAAAGAATACATCATCACATCGTGATGAATTACATAGATGGTTCGATTATCGATAAGCAATGGAAGTTAGGGCACATATGGTTATCCACGTTGGATAGGTCGCGCAACTATACAGAGCTCGCAGAATATTTGGTAAAGGAAACTCAGCAAACATTCAGAGAGCCGGAGAACTCGACAAAGAGAAGATGGACAGCAAGCAGAAATCTGAAGAGGCCTATCGTCAAGAGAGAACATGTGAGTATTGCGCAGTTGTTTGACGAACCCAAAGCTTTTAAAGGATATCAGCTTGACAAGGATTCGATTAGAAAGTTTGAGAATCCAATCACAGGACTTGAACATAAAGAGTATCAAATGGTAGCCACAGAACCAGTACCAAGAATAAAGACGTGGCGAAAAGGGAAGATAGTTAATAGGCAAGAGGGATATATCCGCATGGCGGCAATAGAGCAGGTCAGCTTTGAGGACTTAGTTAGCGTAGACACTCTGTAAAGAGTGGTTGGTTTTGGTAGGTGAAATATGACAGCAAAAGAATTTATGAAACAGCATGAAAGAATCGTTGAGAAGATAAGGCAGATTGAAATACAAATATATGACATTGAGCAAACACTGGGGATCAAGGGAGTCAATTATGACTCTCAACCACACGGAAGTGGAATCAGCCAAGTAACAGAAGCTACAGCAACAAAACTAATCGAGCTTAGAGAGGTGCAGAGAGATTTAGTTGATAAGTTATGGACAAAGCGGATAGAGATAGAGCGCGTTATCTTCCTGATTGAGGATGCGACATTTGCTGAACTACTGCAGCGGAAGTATATCAGACTGCAGACCTGGGACAACATAGCTGGTGAAATGAAGTTTGATAATAGATATATATATAAACTTCATGGCAAGGCTTTAGTTGAGGTCGATAAAATTATAAGAAAAAGAAAGAGGACATAAAAAGACAGGGTGCCGGTCGTGTATAGTGTATGTGAGGAATCCATAATAAAACTCCTTAAATAATATTGTTATAGCGGTGGCGAAAGCTGCCGCATTTCTTTTGTAGAAGAAAGGTACATGGGCAATGGCTAAAGAGTTTGCTAAACCCTTTTACAATTCGAAAGCCTGGAAAGAAACAAGGCAGCTAATTATAGAGAGAGACAGAGGCAGATGCCAAGAGTGTGGGCGTGCTGCCAATGAAGTTGATCATATTGAAGAGCTGACCAAGGACAACATAGATGATACAAACATAACATTGAACCCCGATAACCTTAGACTGCTCTGTCATGAGTGTCACACAAGGAAGACAAAGCAAGAGCAAGCAAGGCAACAAGGAAACAAACAGCAAGACTACTTAGTCTTAGATAAAATAATATTTGATATTGATGGATTTCCGATAGTAGGGAGCCCCCCCTAAAAAAATATGAGGTATCACTATTACAACAGACCGACCAGTACCCACTCGTTTTGTTGAGTAACGCGTGCATGAGGGTGTGGTCAAGCTTTTTGCATTAAGATGTATACAAAATCACAAGAAGGGATGTGAAAAAATGGCTCAATTCCAGCAAATCTATACAGAACGGCAACGTCAGCTTCGCATCTCAAAGGAGAAGCAAAGACTTGAAAAAATACTGGGCGAACAAGACGATTTAGCGTCCGAACTCATATCAACCGCTGCGTTTTTAAAGGTGGAAATCGAGGAAACAGAGGCTATAATTCGCCGTGACGGAGTGGTAGAAGTTTACAAAAACGGTGATAACCAGTGGGGACAAAAGAAGAGTTCTGCTGTAGAGGTTCATGACAAATTCATTAAGAATTATCAATCTGTTATAAAACAAATCGCAGAGCTGCGCAGTGGTGGAGATGTTGAACAAGAAGATGAATTTATCGCATTTATTCGAGGAAAGAAATGAGCAACTACATAACGGACTATTACACGAAAATAGTCAACAAGGAGGTACTTGTAAATGATTTAGTGAAAAAGCAGTATGATATCTTGGCCAACGCAAGCGAAAAAAACACTGGGGAATTTCATTTTGATGAAGAGGTTGCCACAAAGCATATAAACTTCATGGAATTCTTTTGTAAACAATCGCAAGGGCAGATGGGAGCACCTATAAAGTTTGAACCTTTTCAGCTAGCTGCATTGGCAGCTGTATATGGATTCGTTGATGATAACAAATTGAGACAGTATAGAGAAATCAACTGGTTCATGGGAAGAAAGAACGGTAAGACAACAACCACATCTTGCGTATCACTTGATCACTTGTGTAATGACGGAGAAGGTGCGCCAGAAGCATACTTCTTGGCCACGAAGATGGACCAGGCTAAAAAGGGATGGGATGAAGCTGTGAGAATGAGGAAACATTCACCAGCACTCAGAAAACACATCAAGAAAAGAGCATCAGACCTTTATATGCCACTTAATGAGGGAATCATAAAACCACTAGCTTCTGATGTTAAAAAGCTCGACTCATATAATGCTTCACTCGTAGTTATAGATGAGCTCGGAGCGATAACGAACCGATCGCTCTATGACGACATGAAACAGTCACAATCATCAAGGGAGCAGCCGTTATTGTTTTGTATATCAACAAATAATTTCATACGAGATGGAATATTTGATGCGCAGGTCGCTTATGGGAAAGGTGTACTGAATGGCACCATTCAAGATAAGCGATTTTTATTTTTGTTTTATGCGCTCGAGAAAAAAGAGCAATGGTTAGATCCTAAATATTGGATTATGGCTAATCCAGGACTTGGAACAATCAAAAATGCAAAGATCCTGGAAGAGAATGTAAATAAGGCAAGAAATGATAGGCAGTTCAGACCAACAGTCATGGTAAAGGATTTCAACGTAAATGAAAATCCAAATGCTGCATGGCTTGAATATGAAGAGGCTTTGAATGAAAAGAAGCTTGATATGGATTACCTGTATAACAGCTATGCGATAGGTGGTGCGGATTTATCAGCGACAACAGATTTAACATGTGGAACGCTTTTGATTATGAAACCTAACGATCCACAAATATATGTAATTCAACATTACTTTATTCCTGAAAGCAGAGTTGAAGAAATTGAAAAATCTGATACACCAGAAGCACCTTATAGACTGTGGGCTGAACAAGGGTGGCTAACTATTTGTGGAGGAACACAAGTAAATTATCATGATGTAACAGAATGGTTTTATTCTGTATGCAAAACAAACAAAATTAGTCCTCTTTGGTCAGGATACGACAGAGCCTTGGCCGGTTATTGGGTTGAGGAAATGGAAAACTACGGTTTTACGATGGAAAAAATTGCACAGGGAGCATTTACCTGGACGTATCCATTCAAAATGCTAAAAGGAGAATTTAAGGCGCACAATGTAGTTTACGATAAAAATCCAATTACGTTGTGGTGCTTGACGAACACGGCTGTAAAATCAGCTAATTCGCAAGGAATCGAATCACAAATGCCTATAAAGCTAAAAAGCAATCGCAGAATTGACGGCACTGTAAGTTTGTTGAACGCATATACATGCATGAAAAATCATGAAGAGGAATATTTGTCATTAATCAAGTAGAGGAGAGAAATGTTTGATTTTATTAAAAAATTCACTGTGAAGGTGAAAGAAAAAATGACGAGCTGGAGAGAGTACGGAGGATTCAGAGCGACATTTACAAGTTTTGGAGCAAATATATATGCTTCAGAAATAGTGCGAAGCTGTATCCGAACTCTTGCGGAATATACTAGTAAAGCTGACATTGCTTCAAGTAATAAATCGGTCGAAATGACTCTTAAATATGCGCCAAATATTTTTATGAATGGTGCAGAATTACTAAGCAAGATTCGAACAATTTATGAAATTGAAAATACTGTATTTATTTTGATGGACAAAACACCACAAGGAGTTCGGAATTTTTATCCAATCATCTATACCAATTTCGAGGTTTTAAAAACAGATGATGGAATGCTATTTATAAAGTTTAGGCTCAGAAATTCGAAAGAATTGATTGTGGCATGGGATGATTTGATAGTTCTCAGAAAGGACTACTATCAATCAGACATAGTTGGAGAATCAAATGCACCAATACTCAATACCTTGGAAATGAATCATAAAGCTGATGAAGCTTTAAAAAATGCATTTCAATCAACAGCAAACTTAAGAGGTGTTCTTAGATACAGTTCTACCGGTGGACTATCATCAGAAGATTTGGAAAATAAGAAAAAACAGTTTATTGAATCTTACTTATCAAAAGAAAATTCAGGAGGAATTGGTGTCCTAGATAAAAATTTTGAGTTCCAAGGAGTTACATTAAATCCTTTAACAGCAACATGGGCGCAGATGAAAGAGTATCGAGAGAATGTGTATAGATACTTTGGAGTCAATGATAAGGTTATTCAGTCATCTATGACTGCAGATGAAGCGCAAGTGTTCTATGAAGCAAAGATAGAACCGTTTTTAATCAATTTATCTCTAGCTTTGTCGGCAAAAACATTCACACAAAAACAGCTTGAAAGGGGTGAATTTGTAAAGCTTCAGTCATCAGCGATTCAGTTTATTTCAATGAGTGAAAAACTGAATTTGAAACAGTACATCGATATTGGAGCAATAACAATAAATGAATGGCGAAAGATGATGAATATGGCACCAACTTCATGGGGCGACGAACCTATAAGGAGATTAGATACAGCAACGATAAAAGAAGACTCAAAGGAGGGAAAAGATGAGTGAGAAAAGCAACATCAAAAATCTAATTGAGGGCAAGGGCTTTCAATTTAGAGACTTTAAGATTGATGTTAAGACAAGAGCTGCTGAAGAAGCTGATGATGGAAAAGAACATCACATCATTGAAGGCATGCCGGTAGTGTATGACAATGAAACAGTTCTGTGTAAATACAAGGGCTGGGATGGTCAGAATGTCGAGATTCGAGAGACAATTGTTTCAGGAGCGCTTGATAACGCAGACATGAGCGACGTAATATTCAACGTTAATCATTGTGGCAGGGTGTTCGCAAGGCACAACGACAAGTGTAATGATTTAGAGCTTAATCTAAAGAGCAATGGACTCGAGATGAGAACAGAGCTATGGGATGATGACGAAGGTCATAATCAGTTATTCAGAGACATCAAGAGAGCGCATCTTAATAAAATGAGCTTTGCATTTACTACAAAAAAGTATGAACGTTCTGAAGAGGTTGACGAGGACAACAATCTAAAGATTGTTAGAATCCGAATAACTGAAATTGATAAATTGTACGATGTTTCTGTTGTAGATATACCAGCTTATGAAGCAACAGAAATTTCAGCACGAAGAATCGTGGAAGCAGCAAGTGACCAAGAGGAAGCAGCAAGCAAAAACGCAGTAAGCGTGGCTCGTGCAAAATATGAGTATTTTCTAACTGAAAACTAGGAGGAATTAAAATGATTAAAAGAGAAGATTATTTAACAGCAGTATCTTGCAGAAGCAAGATTGAAGAAATCACAGCTCAGGTGAGAAAGAGCACCGATGTAGCAGAGATTGAGGAATTCACAAATGATGTGAAAGAACTTAAGGACAGAGAAAAAGAGCTTGCTGAGATCGAAAAGAGAAAGCAGGTTGCAGAAGGAATTGCGACAGGAACAACAACTACTACAACAGTTGAGAGGGGTGCAATTATGCCACAGACTACAGAAAAGATATACAACGCAGACTCTCCAGAGTACAGAACTGCATGGCTCAAGAGAATGGCTACAGATGCGAAAGATGGGGCTATGCTCCTAGGAGAGCTAACAGAGGTAGAGAACAGAGCCTACACGATGACAACTGCAAATACCGGAGCGGTTGTTCCAACAGTAACACTAGATAGAATTAAGGATCTGCTTCACCATGAGACACCACTGCTAGATGATGCAGTATCTCAGGGAATGGAACAGGGATTTGCAATTCCTGTAAGAACGTCTATTACTGCAGGAGATGCAGCTGCAGTTGCTGAAGGTACAGCAAATGATGATGAGCAGGACGAATTCAAGCTAGTTCCAATGCCAGGTGTTGACATCAACAAGACAGCAACCATGACAAAAAGAATGAGATTCATGTCAATTGATGCATTTGAGACGTGGCTCACAGAAGATATATCAAAGAGGATTTCAGTAGCAAAGGAGAAGGTTCTTATTGCAAGACTAACTGGTGTTGCACCTAAGGCTGGCATTGCTGTTAATGCAGACGTTGCAATTGCGACAGAAAACAAACTAACTAACGTAGACTGCGACGATAAGACCATAAGAAAGATTATGGGGCAGTTGGACGGTTCCGGCCAGTCAGTTGTTTATGCAAACAGATACACTATCTATAACAAGTTTGCTGCAATTGAGGACAAGTCAGGCAAGAAGATGTTCATCGAATCTGCACAGGTAGATCCAACAATTAAGGGCGTAATGTACGGAGCTGTTATTAAGCTAGATCCACAGATTCCAAACGATGTAGCAATCTTTGGAACAATCGGGGAGCTAGATTGCAACGAGTTCGGGCCACTTGAGGTATTCTCAACACTAGAGGCAAAAACTGCAAATACCATCTTCACCGGTGCAGTTACATTCGATGGTGGACTTGAAAATCCAAAGGCGTATGCTCACGTTACATTCAAGAATGCGTAATTTCGTTTAACGTAGGAGAAACAGCATGAGTATTAAAGAGTCAGTAAAAAAGCTAATTGGCATCAGTCATACTCAACTGGATAGCGAAATAGACAGACTTGAAAAAACCGCAAGAGCGGAACTTGTGAGACTTGGAATAGTCGAGAATAAAGCAAATAGTCAAGATGACAGCCTTGTTGAAGAGGCTGTCATTGATTTTATTTGTCAATTCATGGCTAGTGATGAAAAAGAGCGTGCCTTGTGGTCAAGAGCTTGGGAAATAACGTCTGGGAATCTCAAAAATTCCAAGGGGTATCACACTTGGAAACTCGAAGGAGAAAAGAATGTATAACGAAATCATTAAGCTTTGCAAAACAACACTTGCGGTTGATGAGTATGGCAATGAACTTGAAACAAAACCTACAAAGCGTGAAGTGTTCGCGCAAATACGCAGCATAAGGATGAGTGAGTTTTATGCAGCTGCTACAGCTGATATGTCACCTAGCTGCGTTGCGGTTTTGGCAGATTACAGAGATTACGAAGATGAAGAGGTTGTTTTTTGGAATGATGAAAAGTACAGGGTGCTCAGAACATATCGCAAAGGAAAACAACTAGAGCTTACGTTGTCAAAGAAATTAAAGGATGTAAAAAATGAGTGATTGGGTAGCGGAATTTAATGAAATACTTAGTGATTATGAGACGGAAGCGTGTAAAATTGCCGAGCATGAAATAGGTAAGGCAGCAAAAGATGCGGCCAAAGATTTAAGAGCGACAGATTCACTTTTCAAAACTCATCACAAAGGGTATGCAAAGGGATGGACTGTAAAAAATAAGGGAACATTTCAAAATCCTGAATACATAGTCCATAACAAAAAACATTACCGCTTAACTCATTTGCTTGAAAATGGTCATGCGATGGTTGTGCACGGTAAACGTGGTGGAAGAGTAAGACCTATTAAGCATATAGAACCGGTCGCAAATAAATACATCAAGGAATTGCCAGACAGAATCGAAAGGGCGCTTAAATGATTTTAGATACGTTAAAAAAGACAAAACTTCCAGTTCGATATTCTCACTTTAAACGAGAACAAGAACCACCATACTTGATATACATTGGGGATGGTCAAGAAGGGTTCAAGGCTGATAACACAATTTATGACAAGCAAAACAATTATCAAATTGAGTATTATTTTGCAAAGAAAGACGAGAAGACGGAAGCTATCATCGAGCAAACATTGCTAGATGATGGCTATATTTACGAAAAAAGTGATGATATTTTCCTCGATGATGAGGGAGTATTTTTAATTTACTATCACGTGTAAAGGAGAAAGAAAATGGCAGAAGTACAGGATAAAAATATAGTTGAATTTGGACTGTCAGAAGTTCATGTCGGCACTTACGAAGTAGGTCCAACTGGCACAGTAACTTTAGGACCAGCATACAAACTTCCTGGTGCGGTTGAGCTTGGACTAGATCCATCCACAGAAACATCAGAGTTTATGGCAGACAACGTTAAGTATTACGTTGACTATCAGGATAATGGCTTTGAGGGAAGCTTAGAAATGGCTAGATTTACAGATGAATTCAAAGTTAAGTTCTTAGGCTACACAAAGCTAACAGATGGTGGAATTGCCCTACTTAAGGGAGCAAAGAAACCTAAAGTTTATATTGCCTTCCAGGGCGAGGGCGACGTTCAGTCAAGACGCTGCATATTGTATAACGTTGCTCTATCAAGCATTAAGACAAAGCACAAGACGGTAGAAAAAGGCAAAGATCCGCAGACACAGTCAATTGATATTGCTGTTACGGGAGATAATGCAACAGGCATTGTTAGAGCTGATTATGTACCAGAAGCTACAGGGTATAAGACGCTATTTTCAGCGCCACCAAAGCCAATATTGCCAACAGGCTAAAGGAGGTTGTAAAAATGGCAATTAAGAAAATAAATATTGATAAAACCAACCAGCTGACGCTTAATAGCTCAGCTGGTTGGCTTTTTGAGTATCAGAGTCAATTTGGCAGAGATATATTACCGGACTTGCTTCCGGTTGTTGGAGCAGGCGTTGAGTTTATCGCCGGCATTTTCGAAGAAAATGGAACAGTAAATCAAGATAATATTTCGTCAATTCTTGATTCAAGAAAAGACGAGGTAATTGTCCAACTAGCAGGAATGGAAATCATGACTGTAATTCAAATTACCTGGGCTATGGCAAAGAATGCTAACGACGAAATCGAACCGCCAAGAGAGTGGCTAAAACAGTTCGAAACATTCCCGATAGACGTAATTTTACCGGTTCTATTTGAGATGATTGCAAAGTCATTTGTAAGCTCAAAAAACTTGAATCGCCTCAGGAAGATCAAGAAGGAAGCGAAGATAAACCTATCACGCTTGACGACATCGTCGTCGGAGCAGTCGCAAGAGGACTTGACCTCCGAGGCGTAAAAGAAATGAACATCGGTTCTGTTGTTGATTTTTGCATAACATACAACAACACAATGAACTCTGAAGCTGAAGAGGACACACACGAACCGAGAGTAAGAAGACGGAAAGCAACTCAAGCAGATTGGGATGCTTTTTATGGAGGTTAAAGCATGGCCGGGAATATTAAAGGAATTACAATTGAATTTAGAGGTGAGACCACAAAGCTCGGGAATGCTCTTAAGAAGATTAAAGGAGAAGCTGGCAAAACCAAAAGTGAACTTAGCAAGATTGATAAAGCGCTTAAGTTTAAACCAGGAAATGCAGAGCTTCTTATACAAAAGCAGAGTGCGCTAAAAGAAAAGGTTGCGCAAACAACGGAAAAGCTCAAGGCTTTAAAAGCAGCACAAGCCAAAATGGATGCAAGTGGAGTAGATAAGACTTCTGCAGAATATAAAGAATTGCGCAGAGAAATTATCACAACAGAGGCTCAGCAAAAGCTCTTCAACAAAGAGTTGAAGAAACTTGCCTATCCAAAACTAACAGCGTTAGGCACACAAATGAAAGAAATTGGGAATAAAGCCAAGGCAGTTGGTTCAACAATGACTCAATATCTGACTGTGCCACTTGCTGCAGTTGGAGGTGCATCACTCAAAGTAACTGCTGATTTTGATTCAGCTATGAGTAAGGTTAAAGCGGTATCAGGAGCGACAGGAAGAGAATTCGAACAGCTTCGGAACAAAGCTAAGGAGATGGGAGAGAAAACAAAGTTTTCTGCTTCAGAAGCAGCGGAAGCCATGAATTATATGGCTATGGCAGGTTGGAAAACATCGGACATGCTCAAGGGTATATCTGGAATCATGAACCTTGCTGCAGCTTCAGGAGAGGATCTTGCAACGACTTCGGATATCGTAACTGATGCCCTAACAGCGTTTGGACTTTCAGCATCTGAGTCGTCACACTTTGCTGATGTATTAGCGGCAACATCATCTAATGCAAATACCAATGTTGCCCTTATGGGTGAATCATTTAAAACTGCCGCACCAGCTGCGGCAGCTCTTGGCTATTCTGCAGAAGACACATCTTTAGCAATTGGACTTATGGCCAACGCAGGTATAAAGGGTTCAGAAGCTGGAACTTCCTTAAGAGCTGGTTTACTCAGATTGGCATCACCAACAGCCGAAGCAAAAGCGGCGATGGAGAAATACGGAATCACGCTGACTGATGCGAACGGGAAAATGCTTCCGTTTAAAGATGTTATGGAACAGTTAAGGCAGAAAATGTCAGGACTTTCTGAAACAGAAAAAACGGCTGCATTGACAGCGATGTTTGGCAAGAACTCATTTTCCGGCTGGGCGGCTGTTGTTAACAGTAGTGATAAAGACTTCAACAAACTAAGTGGAGCGATTTCAAACTGTGATGGTGTATCTCAAAAAATGGCTGATGAGATGAACAATAATCTCGGTGGGCAGCTCATCATACTTAAATCACAGCTACAAGGCATAGCGATATCTATAGGTGATACGTTAGTTCCGGTTATGAGGAAAATTGTAGCAGTTGTGCAGAACGTTGCTGACTGGTTTAATCACTTGTCCGAATCACAAAAAAGATGGGTGGTATACATAGGTGTAGCTGTTGCAGCACTTGGTCCAATCATAGCTGTAATTGGAGCGCTCGCAGCTGCAATAGGCGCTATTATAGCATTTGCAGCACCGCTCGTAGCCATTATAGGTGTAATTGCTGCGATAGTGGCAACAGTAGTAGCATTTATTGCGATAATCAAGAATATACCTACTGCATGGAAAGAGTTAAAAGAAAGCGCAAAGAATTGGTGGGAAGGTATGAAAGCTGATCTCCAAGCGTTTGCACAGTTTTTTATCAACATATGGCATGGCATAACAGGGGCAGTTATTGCAAAGTGGAATGCAATTAAAGCGGGAGCACAAGCGATATGGAATGGAATCAAGTCGTTGATTGCAGGAGTTGTTAATGGCATAAAAGCTAATATAAGTACTGCAGTTAATGTCATCTTAAGCATATGGAATGGACTAAGAGCACTAGGCGGAATTGCATCGAGCGTATTTAATGCAGTAAAACATGCAGTGTTACATCCGGTTGAAACAATGAAAAATAAGATCCGTAGCATTATAAATGCAATAAAAGGATTCTTTCATTTTTCAGTTCCAAGACCTCACATTCCACTACCGCACTTTAGCATAAGTCCAAAGGGATGGAGAGTTGGAGATTTATTAAAAGGTTCAATTCCAAGCCTAGGCTTAAAATGGTATAAGAACGGAGGTATTTTTAACTCCGCAAGTGTAATTGGTGTCGGTGAAGCAGGCACAGAGGCGGTAGTACCATTAGAAAAGCTGTGGAATAATTTGGACGGAATGAAATCTGAAATAGCTCAATCGCTCTCAGAAACGTTAATGCAAATGGTGCCAATGATGGCGGCTAGCATGGCCACTGCAATGGAGGGAATGTCATTCAATGTTTCAGATAAAGAGCTCGCTAGAGCAGTAGCCGGACCAGTGTCAAAAGAACTGGAGAAAATTCACATAAGAACAGATAGAAGAAATGGGAGAGTATAGAAATGTTTCTAGGTAAATCTCATAGCAAAAATTCAATAATTCTTAACGGGCAGCACATAGAAGACGTGCTGCCCGGTTTTTTAACTTGTTATGTCAAAGGCAGAGAGAGTTTAGCTGCAGAACTAAAATTAATAGAGTTAGAAAATTCAAATGGCAGTAAGCTTAAAAATAAGCGGTTTCCATCAAGAACGCTAAAGGTAGGGTTTTTAATAGAGGGGAAGACTCCAGATGGTGTCCTAAAGAAACTTAGGAAGTTAAATGAATTACTAAATGTCAATAATGCGAAGATTGCATTTGAGGATGAAAAAGACGTTTATTATATCGGTACTCCAATAATGAATGGAGACATCAATCATAACTCATGTGTGCGTACAAGCGAATTTGAAATACAATGTCTGAATCCATTTAAATACAGCGTAAGCGAATACAATGTACAGGCTGTTGATGGAGTTTTTAATGTTAATTACAACGGAACGGTGCCTAGTTCGCCTTCATTCTCCGTCGATTTTGCACAGGCACAGCATGGAGAGAGTGGCTACGTAGTGTTTTCGGATGCACAAAGCCATGTGATTCAGTTAGGAGATCCTAAAGAGCTTGACACCACCACACATACGGAGAGTCAAACGCTTATTGATGACAAGTTCAATGAGGTGACTCTGAATGGTTGGGATAAAAATGTAGGCAAATCACACGAGGGGCATCTGTATCAAGGTGCATTTCAAGTTAAGGAATCTGGCGGTAAGTACATAACACCATCTAGTTATGGTTCGAATATGAGCGCTGAATTAAGTGGCCCGTCTGTAACTAAAGAGATACCCGCTGATAGCTCTGGAGTTAAAGGGGCGAAGAACTTCGAGATGTCGTATTACCTTGTGTGGTCACTAAATGATAGTTGCGATCCTCGGTGCCTTGGAACATACGAGTGTATGATCCATGACGCCAGCGGTAATGTTGTAGCTGGGGTAGAGCTCAAAAAATGGTACTCGGGCACAGCTGCGAATGCGAAGATATATGCGGGAGGCAAGTACGTGCATTACTTTGAATTCGATGCCGGCTATTTCTCGGATTGGTTCGGATTCGGATATGCTGGGCATCCACCTGTAAGGACGATATCGATTAGTAAGATTGGCGAGCAGTTCAGATTTAATGTTGGAGGGCGAATACTTTCATTCACTGTGCCAGAGGGTAAAGACATGAAAGCGACAAAGGTCACATTTGCCTCGACAAAGTATAGAGGCTCTAACGACTCGTACCCGCCAATGCTTAACTATCTATTCTGGGCAAAATTCAGAAAGACCAACGTTGAGAAGTTCGACGACATCCCTAACAAGTTCGCAAGGGGCGACAATCTCGTAGCTGATTGCTCGGATGGTTCTATAAAAGTGAATAACCTCCCTAGACCAGATTTAGGGGCACTCGGCAATGATTGGGAAACCCTAAAACTCGTTCCAGGGCAGAACAGAATAAACTTTGCTTGTTCTGCTTTTACAACGGATAAGCCTATAGCAAAGCTCAAATATAGGGAGGTATACCTATGATTATCTATTTTGCTGACCGCAAAATGCAGATACTCGGTCAAGCCTCTACTAACCTTAATGAAGGGCTGTCAATTGTTGATGATGGAAAGACGGAATACGTTGCTAATGGTGTTGTTGTATTCGAAGTAGCTATATGTTACAAAAAGAGTCTACAACATGACTTGCGCAAATTATGCAAGGCGGGCAATTATTTGTTGCGTAAGCATAATGCTGAGAACGAGTTTTACACCATTATCGACCGTGAGTTTGATGAGGAAAAGAAAGAGGTTACTTTGTACTGCGAAGATGCAGGAATGGACCTACTTAATTCCATTGCAGAAAAGTATGAGGCATCACAAGCCTATACAGCTGCGGGGTATGTTGATGAATGGATAAGAGGTACAGGATTTGAGATTGGAGTAAATGAAATATCCAATCTTAAGAGAACACTTAAATGGGATGGAGAGAGTACCGTAGCGGAGCGTATTAACTCTATTGCAACACAGTTTGATAATGCAGAAGTGTCCTATTCGTTTGAAATCGAAGGCATGGCGGTAAAAAAACTGTTAATTAATCTCTGGAAAAAGCGCGGCAAAGATGCAAAGGTACAGCTTAGGCTCGGTCGAGATGTGAAGAACATACGTGATAAAGAGTCGGTGCAGACACTCGCAACAGCTCTAAGAGTTACAGGAGGCACACCAGAGGGTGGAAACGAACCTATAACTCTAGAGGGGTATAGCTATGATGATGGTGATATCTATGTGGACGGTAAACTCCTCAAATCAAGAAGTGCCGTTGCACAGTGGGGCAGCACATGGAGTAAAGGCAAGCATATTGAACGTACGTACAGTTTTGAAACGACCTCACAATCAGAGTTATGCGCTCATGCGGTGACTGAGCTCAAGAAATTATCTGTACCAGTATATACATATGAGGTAGATATAGTTGTATTGCCTGATAATCTACGCATTGGTGATACTGTACACATCGTTAATGATGAAGGTGAATTATATATATCTAGTAGATTATTAGAGCTTAAGACGTCAGTTACTGCTGGGAAAATAGAGGCTAAACTGGGTGATTTTGTTGAAGAGGTTAGCGGCATTGATGATCAAGTAAGGTCACTCGTAAATAGGCTTGCTAATCTAAATCTAACGCCCGGCACAGGTGGTAGCAGTTATAATCTAACCGTTGAGAGTTCAAGCGGTACGGTGTTCACCGACACACTAGTTGATACGACTCTTACAACTCATGTATACAAAGATGGTAAGAGGCTGAACGACAGTGAGATTGCGTCAATCGGTAAGGTTTTTTGGTACAAGGATGGTGACAGAGTACATGAGGGCACAACCTATAGAGTTCAGAACATTGAGGCTGCGAATGTAACAGCACAGTTGGAGGTATAAATATGGGAACATTGGCAAGTGATAGTATAAATCTTAAATCGATTAAATCGGTCACTGATAAGGCGGTAGATGCAGCAAGTAAAGCCGCCACAGCAGAACAGAGTGCGGCCAATGCAGCATCAAAAGTTGAAGAGGCTAAACGGGAGGCTGAACAAGCTCAAAATGCTGCAATCGAGGCGGCAAAAACTGCAACGGATTATATGAAGTTCGAGGCGGGCATAGGGCTAGTTGTATCGAAGAATGCGAAGTCAAGTGAAGGCGCATCAACAGTGCTGACTGATAACTCATTACAGATTCGCAAAGACGGAAAGAAGAGCGCTGAATTTGCGGAGGATAGGATCAGCTTCTACGAACAGGACAAAAAGCTGATTGACATCAAGAGTATCAAGGATGCGCGGGACGGTGAGTATAACATTAAGGGTGCATCGATTGACTGTGGGGGCTCTGGCGCTGTAAATGTGTTCACAAATGATGTAACTAATCAAGGTAATCAGGCAAAGCACGCAGCCTTTACTGCAACAGCAGGGGGTTACGATATAGAAGCCCTTACATCAAAATTCACCTCATCAGCTGCCGACCTTACAGCTATTAGTAAGTCGGGGATGTCTGTGTTCATCGTACACAGCGACTCAAAAAGAGAAGACAATGTAATTGCAAGCCTTCTCCACTCTCCTAAGCTCGACGGAATTGTAGAGCCTGTAGTGGAATTTGACAGCAACGGGACTGTTATAGCCAAGGCTATACAAGTTGATAGCATAGAGGGACTGTATGAAGATTCCAAGGTGACTGCCGGCGGTGTTGTATGGAATGTTCGCAAGTATTCGGACGGTACAGCTACTGCGGAGGGAATGTGGTTTGGCACTGTATCTGCCGTGAATGCTTGGGGGCCAGTATACTATTCAGGAGGCAGTAGGACAGACCTCCCACCTGGACTATTTATAGATACACCGATAACTAGTGTAGAAATTGAGGCGCCAGACGGGGAATTGTGGACAACTCGTAAGATGTCAACAAAAGACTACATAGGTGGAGTTTATTATATATCGATGAGTAAGCTAACTAGAGTAAATGCAAGGATCATTTATAAAGCTACAGGAAGGTGGAAGTAATGGTTGATTGGACAAGTATCATAGTGGCTTGTGTATCAGCTCTTGGGGCAGGCGGCGGCTCTCTATACGGCATCCGTAAATCGAGCTGCCTAACTGATTACAAGATAGACAAGCTAACGGAAGAAGTTAGGCTTCATAACGGGTTTGCTCAAAAGATCCCCGTTATCGAGGAAAAACTTAAGGTTATAAATCATCGCCTTGATGATCTCGAAAAATGAGACATTAAATAAGTTAGTTAGCCGGGCAAAAGGCTCGGTATTTTTATTGCTAAAACGGAGGTAAAACAGATGAGAATCAATTGGAGAATTAGATTTAAAAACGGTAAGTGGGTAGCTATGTTTTTAGGTGCCGTAGTAACCACAGGGTATATGATTTGTGAAACGCTAGGAATTAAAGTATCAATCCCCCAGACAGATGTTACAAAAATTATTATGGCTATCTTGGGGCTCTTGAGCATGCTTGGAGTTATCACAGACCCTACTACAAAAGGAGTAAGTGATAGTGACTTAGCTATGACCTATGGTAGGGATAACACGAAGCTACATGAAGACCTTATTACTGAAGGATTAAAAAATGCGGAGGTACTTGAAGATGGGAATTCGGGAACAGATCGTTAATACCGCAATTAGATATAATGGGATGCCTTTCCAAGGAGGGTCCCATAAAACTCTGATTGATGAGTTCAACAAACATAAGCCCGATGGCTGGGCGATGACATATTCAGCTAACTTCTGTGCCGCATGTGCTTCAGCAATAGCATATCTATGTGGAGTTGGTACATCTTATCCTTGCTCTGCTAATGTAGGTGTTATTGTTAGTAAAGCCAAGCAGATGGGAATCTGGGTAGAGAATGATGCCTATGTTCCAAGTGCAGGGGACTGGATAATCTATGCTTGGCAGGACTCTGGTAGAGGAGACAATACCACTGGCGCTAGCCATGTAGGTATCGTTGTATCATCAGACAGCAAATACATTAATGTGTTTGAATTCAACATCCACAACAACCACAGCACAGGTTATCGTAGAATTGCCGTCAATGGTAGATTCATCAGGGGTTTTGTTGTCCCTAACTTCCAAAGCTATGGATGGATTCAGGATAATAGAGGCTGGTGGTTTAAAAAGAAAGACGGGTCTTACTATAAAGCTTGTTGGCAGAAACTAGATGGAGCTTGGTATTACTTTAACTCAGATGGTTATGCAGCTACAGGCTGGCAGCAGATAGAAGGTAAGTGGTATTACTTTAATTCTAGCTGTAAGATGCAAACTGGATGGGTTTATCTTAATAAGCGTTGGTTCTGCCTAGATCCTAAAGACGGTTTTATGTACGCAAACGGTGTCTATACAATAGATAGCAAAAAATACTGTTTTGATAAAGACGGAGTTATGTGTACTGGCTGGGTTAAGATTGATGATGATTGGCAATACTTTAAGGACGATGGTAGCCGCATAGATAAGGGTATCGTCAAGGGTGATTCCGTGTACATCATCAAGGACGGTGCTCTCGTTACTGATGATAAGGTAACTGTGGAGGCGAATAAGGACGGCGCAATTTCCGTTATGTAGCTAAAGGTATTTATAAAACATCGAGATTGAGAGGGGTAGCTCCCTCTCTTTTTTTTATTGCAATTTTTAGAAAAAAGTTTAATAAAACTATTGATATATACGGCAATGCGTGTTAATATAATTACAGAAAGGAGGTAGAAAGATGAGAAATAAAAAAAGCAGCAACAAGGCTGAAATGCTTAACCTCATCACTGCAACTATCAATCTGATAGCTTCCGTAGCTACATTGATTATAGCAATAAGATATGGTTAAGGCAAGGGGGATAACACAATCCCCCGCTCATCTAAAAAGATAAAATGAAGATATTTGCAATAACATTAAGTAGCATAGCGATTGTATTGTCAATCTGTTCTATCATTATTACTTTAAAAAGGAGATAGTTATAATGGAACTTAAAGAAATGCGAAAGCTTCTTGGATTATCACAAGCAGCGTTTGGTGATAGATACAACATACCTGTAAGGACAATTCAAGATTGGGAGAGTGGTCGTAGAAAAGCCCCCATATATGTTCTTGAATTACTAGAAAGGGTAGTGACAGAAGACTCTGAGGCTGAAACACATTAATTGTGCATTTACGATGGAAAGGGGGCAATTATAGCCCTCTTTTCTTATTGCTCTGTACACGAATCATACACGAATAATATAAAATTCAACTTTTTGTAAATAGCATTAAATAGCTATAAGCGTTGATAAATACACATTTTAAATCAATCAAAATCACTTAAAATCAATATAAAAAACTCCCCCTCTCTCCGCCATAATAATTAGAACCGTTGAAAAATCAACGGTTCTTTTATTTATACACGATTTATACACGAATTCTGTTAAGAATAGACAGCGCTTTATCTTCTTCCTGGGGATAGAAGTGGCTATAAGTATTGAGTGTCTGTTCTATGTTACTATGTCCGAGCCTACGACTTATCTCTAGAATGTTAACACCATTATTAGCTAGCAGTGATGCATGGCTGTGACGAAAGTCATGTATGCGTATATGGTGAAGTCCAGCATCGTCTGCAATCCTGAAATTCATTTTAGATAGTGTTGAGTCCCGAAGTGGTCGGATGCCACCACAAATATAATAATCATCGTTGAATCCCTTGTAGGTCTTGCCGCGCTCTTTATGTTCTTTCAGTATATCAATTAATGGCTCAGGCAATTGCACAATTCTATTACTGGATTTATTCTTTGGTGGCGTCTCCCGGTCGTCACCTCGTAGCTTCTGCGTGATGCTCTTTGTGATATGTATAGAGTTATTCCTTAAATCATGCCAACGCAGGGCATGTATTTCGCCTTTTCTAGCTCCTGTATAGTATGCAATGGCAAAGAATACGTAATAATCATAAAAGTCTATCTTTTCGGCGATAATCCATGCGGAAGAGGCGTAGCGGAGAAACTCATCAGGTGTATAATATTGCAACTCTTTTTTATTCTCGTAAGCATTACGGAAGTTTGGTACCTTTGCTAAAGGATTGCTAGATAAATATTCGTTTTGCACCGCCCAATTAAGCAGTGCTTTAAATGCTACGTATATGTTAGATTTAGTTTGATGTTTTAAATCTAATTCGCCTATACCTCGCTTCCATTCTGTCAGAGTTTGAATATTCAATTTATTAATTCTTATATCGAGGGACCGAACATATAGATTAAGAATTCGGCGACTTTTGTCAACAGAACTCTCTCGGAGTTCATGGCGTTTATCTTCCAGGTATAAATCTATTAACTCTGGTACCGTTAAGGTGCTTGATGGTGTATGATCAGACCTCTGTAATTGCGATTCAAGTGTCTTTGCAGCATCAAGCCCATATGCAACTCTTGTAAGTGAATGAGCCTTACCGCTATCATCTGTATAATTAACACGGACCTTATATTTTGTTAATCCGTCTTTTTTATCCCCGGTTTTATATATAGGCATGATACACCTCCACAAATTTCGTATATTTTTGCATTAAAAAAGCACTTACAGTAACTATTTAGTCATTATAGTTGTAATGTGCTAGTGCTGCTGATATACTTTTAAATGATATTTGTGTTTGTTGACAAATACATCAACAGCTCCGACCGCGCCTATTGCAGTAGGTGCGGTTTTTTTAATTCGTGAAAAACTAGTTATCTTCGTCAACAACGTTCTTTGATTTGAAGATTGCAACAACAGCAAGGATTGCACAGATCAAGCACCAACCAGCCCAGATTTTTAGATCCTCATAACTACCCGCCATTGTAAATCCTATAATGGCAGCTAAACCATACATAATGATTAATGCAATGTGAGCACCTTTCTTAATACTTTTTCTAACTACAATTGCTGTAATACCAGCAGCGATCAAGAGAATAGCAACTAAAAATCCAGCACTGCCGCTTGTTTCTCCGTTTTCAGCGAGAGAGTTTCCTAAACCAGCTGCTGCCGACTGGAATAGTACAAATACAGCTAGAACGATTGATAAAATTCCTGACACTAACTTCCATGTTTTCATTTTTTGTTCCTCCTAAAAATAATAATAAATATATACTGCAATCACTCCGAAGATGCATAGAGTGGTATTGCCGTTGAAAGTTTATATAAAATTATAATATCTTAATGCTTCATTCAAAAAGTTTACAGACAAATCTAGCTCTTCTGATAATTCATAGACATTAGAGCAACCGTTTGAAATAGCAGTTTGAATTGTCGAATATGGACATATCTTTTCAATCCCCCATTTTCTTGCTCGATATTCTTGTTTTAATTTTGGAATTGAATCGAGAAATGTTAGATCCCCAACACTAGTTTCGTAATGCCCTAATTCCTCAGCTAATATACACAGTTTCTCAGATTCAGTTAAGTGAGTATTGATTAATATACAGTCATCAATTATAAAACCGTCTATCAAAGAAGGCCTTTCATAAACTGAAACTCTATCTTCATATTCTGCTAATAACTTTTCATATCTAGTCATCACAAATTATCACAACCTTTTATTTTTTGCGTTTAGACAATACATATTTTTTAAACTCTTCAATTTCTGCTAACTCTTCATCCGTCCACGTTGGTTCATCATGGTGAGCCGCCATAAGTTTAGGTTTGTAAAAATCTGCCGAGGGCTCATCAATAAAATCATCCACTTTACAATCGAGAACTTTAGCAATGGCTTGTAAATTGCTAATTGTCGGATTATTTGTTACCCCGTAAACGATCTTATTTATTGTACTTATTGAAAGACCTGTTTTATCTGCGAGTACAGAGGTGTTTAAACCTAGTGCTTTCATCCTACTTAGAATTGCTTTATTGTTCATAATTAGCTCCATTTCGAAATTTCTCTATGCAACTAATTTACCATGAATTGAAAAGTAATCAACATTATTTTTCATAATATTGAAAAATAATGCTTGACTTTTTCAATATAATGAAATAACATTCAAATAGATTTAGTCAATATATTGAAAAACATCAACATGAAGTAGGAGGAAATAAGATTGTATCCAAATCTAGCAGCCGAAATGGCGAGAAAAGGGATTGACTTTTCAGATATAGCAAAAGTTATTGGAAAAGATAAAAGAAGTGTTTATAACAAAATCCACAAAATAACACATTTTACGCTCGAAGAATGTAGAGCTATAAGAGATGCTTTTTTTCCAGATATGGAACTAGATTATCTATTCAAAGAGGATTAGGAAGATGAATATAGGAAAACACCATATAGAAAAAATACTCGACAATCTCAAGAAAGAGAGCATCGAGTTAAATGATAATGGTTGCCACGTAACAATTGAAGTTGAACTACCAGATGGAAGTTTCTTTGTAGTCACACCATTTGACATTAGCGAAGATAAGTTAATTCAGTGTCCTGAATGCAAAAAGTCAGTTCGCGTGGATTTTGAGTATTGTATATTTTGTGGCTCAATGCTACCCCCAAATGATTGATTTTGCCGCATCACAGACATAGTCGATTAAAAGAGATTTTATTGCAGTACGAGTAAAATCACTTAAATTGTTGGTTATTTTAGCGAATTTAGCTGCTTGCACTGGAGTATCAATAGATTCAGTAATTAAATAAGGAATTGCATTTTTTATTACAAATAAAGACTGTTCGTCTAAAGATATATCTAGTGATGCTAGTTCAACAGCATTATCAATAAGTTTGATAGTCCAGGGATAAGGAGCACCGCATTTAGGACAATAGTATGGCTTTTTATAATAGCTTGTCAGAATGCCCGAATCTAAAAGATATCCCTCAATAATATAACCACACGATTCACAACGAGATACAGCTTCTGCTCCACAGGTTTTGCAAAACTGATGTTGATAAGAGTTTGTACAACTCAAAACATGGCCATTCTTACAGATAATAGCAGGATAGTATTTCATAAAAATCTCCTTTTTAAAACAAATAACTATATAGGAGATTATACAGCACTAATAAGAAAAAGGAGTGCCAAAAATGGAAAGAAAAAAGACCATGTATAAAAAGACTATTAAAGTAAGCACCAACCTATCAGAAACACAGGCGAAGCTAGAAGAGCTTGGCAATCTGATTGAAAAAGCCAACTCTGTAATTGAGGAGCTGGCTGAGACTGGATTAAAAGTCGAACTTAAGATCGAGTAGAGCATCATTTTCGCAGTAAAGGTACATCGCAGGAGGTGCAGCATGAATAAAAGAGAAAGATTCCCTCGTGTGAGAGCCTCGACAAAGGCTGCACACGAGATATACCACAATAACACATATCTACTGTCAAAGGACATTCAGAAACTTTTCGACTGTGCACCTAGCACAGCGGGGAGAATTAAGAGGATTGTCCTAGAGGAAATGGCAGAACGAAATGAGCGAATCTACTCTGATATCCCGGGATTAATTGACAAAGATATTTTGTTTGAATTAGCAGGGCTAAACATTACAAAGATAGATAGAAGTTATAGAGAGCTAATGAGGTACGAAAATGTTTAAGAGTATGAAAGAGTTGTTGAAGGAAGCGTGCAAGGAGAACGGAAATACACCACTACAGGAAGTAATCGGATGTATTAGCCTTGTAGGTTTAATTCCTGTACTGTGGCTGTTCCTGTACGCAGCAGGGTGCAAGTAAGGAGGAGTAAAAGTGGAAAACAAAATAATCATATTAAGCGAAGAGGAACAGAACCCTTTTGCAAATGAGAGATTCAGTCGTAACGGTGGCGGATATCTGCAGCCACACTACAGATTTGAATACAACGGAATCGTCGGTGACGTGTACGACAACAACTGCGGTGAATATGGTACTGACTACACCGTAGCTTATAACGGAGAAGAAGCTGCTTTCTGTACAAAAGATGGCAGGGAAGAAGACTACTCCACATTTACAGACGAGGAGTTTGTTAAAGCATTCAATGAAGAGTTCCCTTGTTACACGATTGGGTTAGCTGATTAAGGAGGTAAACAGATGTTAATCAAAGCGTTCATTGTATGCATGACATTAGTCGGTATCACATTTGCACTGACAGAAGCACACCGATATATGGTGTACAAGGCAGAGGTTGAACAGGAGGAAAGAAATGGAAGGTTTATGTAAGAACTGCGGGCAGATGCATCTAGTATCTGCAGAGACTCAGGAAGAAGCTGACAGAATCGCAAGTGAATCATGCGATTGTGAGAATGAGGCAAAATGGCATCGCATGATGGAAGAGAATGTTGAGATGCTATGCGGAGAGCAGTCGAGAAATCTAAACTTCATACCGTTAGATGATACAAGCCTAAGGTATGTAAAAACAACATGCGAACTGATCCATGCAGGTTTTATCAGCAATGCAAAATTTAGTGCAGCTAACAGCGAAATCAAAATCAATGGTGTAGCTGGCAAGGTGGATATCAAGAGAACAAAGAAGCAGACAAACCAGATGACAATCTAGGAGGAGATATGGATGTTGATAGAAGAAAGCGCTATTTCGGAGATATGCTCTCTGAAGAGCAGCTCACAAGGACGGAACTTCCAGAGATTGAAGACGCAATAGTAGAAGAACTGGCACTCCCTATAGTTAACAGTAAAGAGTCAGCGATTCAGGATGCTGATACATGGGGAAGAGTTAAGTTTGAGTAGGAGGCAAAAATGTTAAAGATTTCATGGTGGCTGATGGTTTTGGTGCTAGTGATAGGTGTAATAGCCTTACATGAATACGCTGAAAAAAGGTATAAAAATGCCAACTTGCTATTTTTTATATTTGACATAGGGGCGCTGACATCTCTATTACTAGCAGTTATACGGTTACTAATATGGGCAAATTAGATGATTATTACCAAAATTGCGCCTATCCAAAGCCACGGTCGGCTAAAAAGAAAAGGAAAATGAATGGTTGGAAAAACAAGGTGAATAGATTTTGTGCATATTGCGGAAAACCATATGCGGAGCGACATGAAGTGTTCTGCGGATCTAATAGGCAAATCAGCATAGATAATAAATTTCAAGTTGATGCGTGCAGAGCGCACCATGAAGAGCTACACAGCAACTCGACAGACTGGGCGCAAGCTGAAAATGAAAGACTAAAGAAATTATATCAACAGCAGTATGAATCAAAATTAATTGATGAAGGATACACGGATGAACAGGCACGAAGAGCATGGATGTTGCTCATCGGCCGCAACTATTTATAAGGAGAAAAAATATGAATTGGACAGCAGTTATTATTACAGCATTAATTTGCATCACGATTGTATTTTTATCAGCAATTGGAAGCGATAAATAATGAGGGGAAAAGCTGAATGCGATGTATGCGGTTGGCAACATGGCACACCGGGAGAAAACAGAGCCTTTAGATTTTGCCGAAAAATTAGAGGCGATGTGTGCGACAAGTGTTGCAAGGCATGTGAGCACAATGATGATTGGCATTGCAACTATGACAAAACGGGGCGACTAAAGATGAGGGAGCTTGTTTTTACAAATCGCATGGAAGAAATCAAGCTTGAGCGCTACAAGTCACAATTAAAGCATACGAAATCGCCAACGGTTGCGGAGCATATCAGAAGTATTATATCAATCATCGAATCGCAGATTGAAGAGCGTGAAGCTCTGTATGAGAAGATACGGAGTGGCGAAATTAATTATCTGGAGAAAGAAAATGAACGAGAATGAAGTTATATATGAAGCTGACGAATATGACAGAGCATCTGTAGAGTTTTTAGCAAGCGAATTCATGCTTGAAAACAGAAGGCAGCCAACAATTGAAGAGTTGCATGTGCTGCAAACAGGCTTCACGGCTGGAATTAAATTCATGAACAAGCTAATCGAGGAGAGCTGCAATGAATGATATCAAATGGAAGGTGTTGCGCGAAGATTATTTAGAAAATCTTGATTTAAAAGTAACACTATATGCGCCAACGAGGTGCGCAAGCACGATCCGCATCGAATCGGAGAAGAGTGAATCAGAACTATCAGTGGCAGTCGATACGAAACGAATGGCATTTATATTTTAAAAGATGGAAAGAGAACAAAACACAAGTATTCAAGTTTCGCAGAGGCAAAAGCGGCAGCGGAAAGGATGATTAGATGATAACGAGCAAAGAATATATCGAAGCGAGAAATGAAGAGATGGCAAGATTCATGCTTGCTCATTATGGGCTAAAAGCACAGAAGATGAAGATGATTGAAGAATTATCTGAACTGATCCAAGCACTTGCGAAAGATGATATCAACGCAATCAAAGAAGAAGTTGCAGATGTTGAGGTTATGCTGATGCAAATAAAAGATGGCATGCATATCGAAACTGCGGAAATAATGAATTATAAGCTAAATAGGCAGAAAGCGAGAATCGAAAATGCCAAGAGAAAATGACAGTGTGAAGACACCAGCACATTATGATTTAAATCTAAACGGAGTTGAGAGCATAGATGTAGTTAGGGCGGTGCTAGGCGATGAAGGATTTAGAAAGCATTGTCGAGGCTGTGCACTCAAGTATCTAATGAGAGCTGACAAGAAGAACGGAATAGAAGATTTAAAGAAAGCGCAGCAGTATTTGAAATGGGAAATTGAACTGCGAGAACGTGCGGAGAATAAGAGTGCTCATGAAGAAAAGTGGGAACAAAAAAATGCAATCAACATAGATGGAGTTGCGCTCCATCGTTAAAAAGATATAAGGGCGGTAGCAAATATTTACCTCTATAAATAAGCAAATCAAACTTGTATCGG